AACGGCACTGCACTTCCAGCAGATCGCATCGCAAAGCTTCTAGAATCTTGGGGGCAATCACGTCGCAATCGTTCAACTGCATTCTTGAACGCTGATGTGGAATTGCAGACACTCGGATTCGACCCAGAAAAGCTACAACTAAATCAAGCTAGATCTTACGTTTCGACCGAGCTCGCCAGAGTTACGGGCATTCCGGCTTATTACGTCGATGCAGAATCCGGATCAAGTATGACGTACACAAACGCGACATTGGCCAGACAATCCTTGCTCGACTTCTCGCTGCGTCCGATTATGTGTGCCATTGAAGAACGCCTATCAATGACTGGAATGGCTAATGATTTCGTGCCAGCATCACAAGAAGTTAAATTTGATTTAGACGATTACTTGCGTGGATCAGCGAAAGAGCGCGCAGACGTTTACAAGATTCTCTACGACATCGGAGCTTTAACTTCCGATGAAATCCGACTAGAAGAGGAAATGATCCGATGAAAGAAACAAAGCCAACTCCGATGAATCTTGATTTTTCAATCAAGGTCACGGCGACAGATTTTCCAAAGCGCGAAATCTCTGGCCGCATCGTCACATGGAATGAAGAAGGATCTACATCAGCCGGCTCAACTATGTTTAAGCCTGGCTCAATTACTTTTAGCGATACTACAAAATTATTACTTGAGCATCGCCGTGAATCTCCAATTGGATTCTTGAAGAGCTACGACGAAGATGAAGAAGGTATTTATGCAACATTTTCTATCGGCAAAACAACTGCCGGATCTGATGCTTTAGAAGAAGCATTCACTGGATTACGCGACGGCTTTAGTGTCGGCGTTCTAGCTGAAAAGTATAAGAACGTCGATGGCGTTCTAGTAATTAGCGCAAGTGCGCTCAAAGAAGTCTCTCTAGTAACAGAGCCAGCCATAGGAAGATTCACAACAAATCCAGCGTTCTCACCAGTTTCATACGTTCGCGATGTAGCAACTAACACAAACGCAGATCGTCCAGTCATTGAAGCTTGCGGTGGAACACGTCCATTGAGCACATACGGAATGACAGTGTCAATTCCTAAAATCACTGCTAACTCAACTGCTGCAACAGTGGCAGAAGGCGGAGATCCAACAGGAACTACCGCGATTACCTCAGCCTATGTTAACGCGACCGTAATTAAGAAAATGGGATTTCAGCGCTACAGTGTTGAGCTTCTTGACAGATCAGATCCAAGCTTTTATGAAATTATGTTGGCAAATCTTCGCGATGCGTATGCTCAGGCAACTGATCAGTATGTAATCGCTCAGATTACTGCTGGCGGAACTCAAGCTACTGCAACTGCTGCTGACTCAGCCGGTATCATCTCATTCGTATCAACAGAGTCACCAGCCGTTTACAATGCAACAAAGCGCACAGCTACTGCATTCGTTTCAGGAACGTCCATTTGGAGCACGCTTCTCAGCGCGACGGATACCACTGGGCGTCCAATCTATAACGCTCAGCCAATGCAAATGAATGCGGGCGGTACAGTAAATCCAACTGCAATTCGCGGAAACGTATTGGGCTTGAATTACTATACGGACGCAAACATGGTTTCAACATCAATCGATGAATCAGCATTTATCATCGAGCCACGTTCAATCGAAATTTTTGAATCTCCAGCTCTAACATTGGCCACAAATGTGCCAACCACCGGAGAAATTGAAATTTCCTTGTATGGCTATATAGCAGCGCAGGCCGTTTTTGCGGGAGGCCTACGCCGCTTTAATTTGACATAGTCACAAACTAATCATGGGCTAGGTGCGCTCCCGTATCTAGCCCAGCAGCTCACGAAAGGGAACAGAGATGCCAGCAATTATTACAGTCGCCAGTCTTAGGACAGTGCTCGGCGTCTCTGTTTCTCTTTATTCTGATGCTTATCTTGAAGGAATTATCGATTCAGCCGAGCAGGTAATTCTGCCGCTATTGACTGCCAATCAGAATTCAGTCGCCGCCGTTTATCTTCAAAATAATGTCGCCTATTACATCACTCAGAAGCCGAATACATTCGTCGCTGGTCAAAGTGTTGTGATTACAGGTTGCGTTCCAAATACATTCAATGGAACAAAGACAGTCACATCAAATTATTATGATCCATTTCCTTACTTACCTTTCGCTTATCCGGCTCCATATTTCTATTTCACATGCGCGCTCACCAACGATGACATCACATTCCGTCCGGTAATTCCTGGCGGCGTTGTTTATCTATCTGGGGCAGACGCGGCCACGCTCTACGCGAACACCGACGCAGTCGAACAGGCGGTCACTATCGTCAGCGTTGAGATTTTCCAGAGCGTGGTCGCTCCAGGTGGTCAGATTGAAGGCGTAGATTTTACGCCGTCGCCATTTCGCATGGGAAGATCACTTCAAAATCGCGTCATAGGTTTATTAGGTAATTACATCGACGTCTCAACGATGGCTATGTGATGCCTACACCAACATCAATTGCGACCAACGTTAGAGGCACTCTTGCGACTGCTCTTTCTGGCGTTGTTGCTTCCGTCTATAGCTCGCCTCCAGAGGCAGTCATTCCTCCAGCTTGCGTAATCGTTCCCGATTCGCCCTATTTAGAAACGACAACAATCGGCAAATCGCAGGTACGCGTGAAAATCAATTTCGTGGTCACTGCGGCCGTTGCCTACAACAACACGGCCGGAGCACTCGACAATCTTGAGCAGCTTGTTATTAGCATCATGGCAGCGATGCCAGCAGGTTACGAAGTCGGAGACGTTCAACGTCCGACAATCCAATCGGTGGGCGCATCGAATCTACTAGTGGCGGATCTCGCGGTCAGCACTTACTACACACAACAGACAATCTAAGGAGACAAAGAAATGCCAACAACAATAGTCACCGGTCGCGACATAGTTTTCACTCTTGCCACCGTGAATTACGACGCGCAGACAACTGCCGTCACTTTAGTCAATGCTCCAGTCATCACTACTTATCAGACACTTGATGGAAAAGCCTATAAGCACATCGATGATCAATGGACACTTAATATCGAACTTCTTGCAGACTGGGGCGCAACATCATCACTCTTTGAAGCGATGTGGACTGCGTTCACTTCTGCTCCAAATACTGCACTGGCATTCACTCTGCTCACTGCAACTGGCGCGTCATTCGCTGGCACTGCTTTCCCAGTAGCTCCAACTGCTGGCGGTACTGCACCAGATGCACAGACTGACTCATGGTCAATGCTCTGCGCTTCAACACCAGTCTTAACAATCAGCTAATCGAAAGAGAAACGGGAGCACATAATGAGACTACCAATCACAATCGAATACACATCAGGCGAGTTCGGCACTTACACTGCACAACCGCCAGAGTGGGCTAAGTGGGAACAAAAGACAGGCAGCACAATCTCGCAGGCGCAGGAGAAGATTGGAATCTCTGATCTTCTCTTCCTTGCGTGGAATGCGATGAAGCGTGAAGCCGGTGGCAAGCCAATCAAAGGCTATGAAGTCTGGTGTGAAACAGTGGCCGACGTGACAGTCGGTGACGTTCTCCCAAAAGTTACGCCGCCGGAAGCGTAAATCGAATCCTGGTGGAGTTAGCCATAGCCACAGGAATTCCGATGAGCGAATGGACGACGGCGGAGCAGATCTATACGGCTTTCGAGATACTGGAGAAACAAAGTGAGCGACAACGTTGAGATTGCCTATGACAAGGCAGATCTTCGTCGCATTACATCAGCATTCAAGGCGATGGACGCAGAAGCTACTGATGCAGCTAAAAGAGAATCCTCAGCTCTTGCAGAGTTTGCTCAGGGCAAGATTCAGCAAAAGGCGACCAGTCGAGGCAAGGCCGCCGACAGAATTGCCAGTGGCTCCCGTGTATCTAAATCTTCCAAGATTGGCGAACTCTCTTTCGGCTTCGTAAGTCAAAAGTTTTCCGGCGGTGGGACGACAAAGGATCTCTGGGGCGGTACAGAGTTCGGATCTAATAAATTTAAGCAATTCCCAGTTTGGTCAGGCCAATCTACAAAAGGAGCTGGTTCAAAAGGTTGGTTTATTTATCCGACACTACGCGAAATCCAGCCAGACATCATTGACAAGTGGGAAAATGCTTTCGACCGAATCTTGAAGGAGTGGTAAATGGCCGGACAATCGCGCACACTCAAGCTCTCGATTCTTGCTGATGTAGATCAATTAAAAAAGTCGCTGGCTCAAGCTAACGGAGATGTTGATGACTCCTCGTCAAAGATGGGCGAGTTTAGTAAGAAAGCAGGACTAGCATTCGCAGCCGCCGGAGCTGCGGCTGGAGCCTATGCCGTTAAACTTGCAGTCGATGGCGTCAAAGCGGCGATTGAAGATGAAGCAGCGCAGGTCAAACTAGCCAACGCTCTCAAGTCTGCGACAGGTGCAACAGAGGCACAAATTGCAGCAACAGAAGCACAGATTCTTAAGATGTCTTTGGCTACCGGCGTTTCGGACGAAAAACTTCGTCCGGCGTTGCAGCGCATTGCTCTCTCGACTGGAGATTTGAGCAAGGCGCAAGATCTTTTATCCGTTGCTCTTGATGTCTCAACATCAACTGGCAAACCTCTTGAAGCCGTAGCCAATGCAATCGGCAAGGCTTACGATGGGAATACTGCTGCGCTTGGCAAACTAGGCATCGGATTATCTTCTGCAGAATTAAAAACAATGTCATTCACTGACGTTCAGTCAAAATTGACAGATTTATTCGGTGGCGCTGCTGCTGCTAATGCTGATACTTATGCCGGACGTATGGCTCGATTGCAAGTTACATTCGACGAGGCGAAAGAATCTATCGGATATAGATTACTTCCAATAATTCAGCAGCTAGTAGATTTTATTGTGAGTGAGGTTGTTCCAGCTCTTGGAAAGTTCGCCGATTTCTTTAAGCCAATCACAGACGCAATCAACAAGAACAAAGAAACATTTGCGACATTCATCGGCTTTATTCAACAGTATGTCGTTCCAGTCTTAGTCAATGTCTTAGGAGGAGCTTTTAAGGTTGTCGGTGAGATTGCTGGCGGTGTCATTAACGTATTTGGGGCAGTTATTTCAGGACTTAATTCAATGATTCAAGCCGCAGTCAATGGAATCAACATTCTTATTCGTGCCTACAATTCCATTCCATTCTTGCCTAATGTCTCAACTATTAGCGCTCCAACAATCAATTTGCCAACAATTACAAAGACATCGACAACTTCTACATCGACATCAAAGATTCCAACAATTACCTTGCCAGGATCTTCAGGATCTGGTTCAACCGGATCTATCGGTTCTTCCGGTTCTGGCATATCATCAGCTATATCTGGGGCAGATATGGTCAGAGGCGGAATCACGGATTCTCAAAATACGGCGCGACTAATTGCAGCTGGCGGGGCATTCACTGATTCACAGAATGCTCAACGAATCAACGTCACAGTCAATGGCGCAATCGATGCCGAAGGCACTGCTCGCACAATCGTGAACGTGCTTAATGATTCATTCTTTCGAGGCACTGGCGGAGCCGGCGCACTGCAAGGTATCTGATGACTCAGTGGGCTCCGGAGTGGAAAGTAACGATTCAAGGCGTCGAATACACTGACGTGGTTCTAGCTAACCTTTCAATTTCATCAGGGCGCTCTAATATCTACACGCAGGCGCAAGCTGGATTCTGCACAATCAATCTCATCAATCTCAATCTTGCTGCTATCACGGCCGAAATCAATGACGCCGTCTCGATTCAGGTCAAAAATACTGCTGGTACATTCGTGCCAATCTTTGGTGGATCTATTGTGGACGTCACCGTGACAGTGTCACAGACTGGGTCAGTGGCAATCACTCAGGAAGTCACCATCACTGCTCTAGGAGCCCTTGCAAGGCTTCAGAAGGCCTTAACTTTGGGCGTGTTGTCTAAGGATTTCGACGGCGACCAGATCTATACAATCCTTGAGGATTTACTGGTTAATAACTGGGGCGAGGTTCCAGCAGCTCTTACCTGGGCGACTTACACGCCAGCGACGCAGACTTGGGCTGATGCAGAAAATACTGGCTTGGGAGAAATAGATCGTCCAGGCAATTATGAGCTGGCAGCGCGTGGATCTAATCAGATTATTACGTGGAATCTTATTGCTGACCTTGCTACTTCCGGACTTGGATATATTTATGAAAATGCTCAAGGTCAGATTTCTTATGCCGACTCGACGCATCGTTCGACTTACTTAGCCACTAACGGCTATACAGATTTAGACGCTAATCAAGCTCTAGGCCGTGGAATTAAGATTCAGACTAAGGCCGGAGATATTCGCAACGATGTCTCCATCGTCTGGAAGTCTGGAACAGAGACGGCTACCGATGCAGCTTCAATTGCACTCTATGGAAAACTAGCGCAACAGATTACAACTTCGCTAGAGCACGCGGCCGACGCATCAGATCAAGCCGACTTTTATCTGACACTCAGAGCTCAGCCACAGGCATTTCTGGAATCCATCACTTTCGCACTCACCAATCCGGAAGTCGATGATGCAGATCGTGACGCTCTTATCAACGTGTTTATGGGTCAGCCGATTTCGCTTTCAAACTTGCCGGCCAATATGCAATCAGGAAACTTCTTGGGCTTCGTCGAAGGCTGGCGATTCCAAGCTTCTTTCAATGAGCTGTCAGTGACACTTCTTGTCTCGCCACTGCCATTCTCACTTCAGGCTATGGAATGGCAAGATGTAAGTGTCGCTGAAACTTTCAACACTCTTAGTCCTACACTTGACTACGCAGACGCGCTAGTCGTCAATTAAGGAGAAACGATGGCAAATCCAACTACCAATTTCGGCTGGGTCATGCCGACGAGCTCTTCGCTCGTTACGAATCTCCCAGCAGATTTCAACACTTTCGGCCAAGCCGTGGACACATCAATGTCAGAGCTACTTGGTGGCACAACTGGTCAAGTCTTATCTAAGACATCTAATACCAATATGGACTTTACGTGGGTCACTCCTACGGATCAGACGCCGCTAACAACTAAGGGCGATCTATTTACTTTTAGCACAGTCGATGCACGCTTAGGAGTTGGCACGAATGGTCAAGTCTTGCAAGCAGATTCAACTGCTGCAACTGGCTTAAAATGGGCAACACCAGCAGCTGGTGGCAAAGTCTTGCAGGTTGTAAATGCAACTTATGGTGTAGCAGTATCCAACAGCACAAGTACTTATGCAGACACAGGACTTACAGCAACAATCACGCCATCATCTGCATCAAGCAAAATCTTGGTTCTTTTCCAGCAAAATGGATTGAATAAAAGTGCTGCTAATGTTTCAAGTCGTGTCAATATACGACTTCTAAGAGGCGCGACAAGCATCTTATCGCTTGGAGATTACTTTCTTTACAATGCTTCTCTCTT